GGTTCATCATCAACCCAACTCGTTTATCACCGTCTAATAGCTCAATGAAATCCAAAGACGCTGCGTGCCAAGACATCACTAATACCTCGTTCGGTAACTCACTTGAATCTTCCCCCTCAACTTCTGCGAAGTAGCGGTCAATAAAAGGTCGCATTTCTACAACCTTTTCCATTGTTTCTTCTGGTGTGGATGGGAATTTTACTGTTTGGATTTTCATATCGTGCCTAGATCCTTATAACTTGTAGATATTTCTACTTGATAAACTTCTGCCGTGCCAGAAAGTTCCGTTTGGAACTCAATATCACGTCTGCCTGACGGTAGTCTAAACTTCTCTGTAACTTGAGGTTCATATTCTCGTATAAGGATATTATCTCCTGTCAGTTTAAATTTAACGTCTCCGCCATTATAGCGACTGACTTTAGCACCTGCAAAGTTTACCTGTGTTGGTGAAATCTCTTTCTTGCTTCGCCAAATGTACGGACGATATTTATCGCCAACATTCCAACGGTACACACCGTCTTTATGCACGAGGTACAATTCTTCTTTCGCACTAAACGCATAAAGTGGACGATCAGATAACCGTACCAATCTTGAGTTTTCCCAGTCAGCTAAACTAACAGGGAACTGCAAGCAATACCCAATGTCATCACTAAAGAAATAAATACCATCACGGTGGTATGCAACACTCATACGATCAGGGTGCAATTTTCTCCAATCGTCTTGTGCGAAATACTGCGAAGTGATGTTTTGGGCGGTTGGGCCGTCAGTTAGGATCAACCCCTCTGCTGATACAAAAACAAGCCCTTTAGGTGTCATTGTATAACCGTGTCCACCACAACAACTAAGCAATGGATAATTCTCCAAAGTCTTATGCACTTGTCGGCAACCAACAGTTTTACAGTCTTTTATCGGTTCTACCATATAGATCGCACCGCACGTCAAAACAATCACGTTATGATTAAATTCAACTAATGCTTGAATATTATCGTGAACTGTTAGTTCATCTGCTTCCTGCCAAACGTGTGGATAGTTAGGCATCGAGAACCGAATATGCTTACCATAAAATCCTGCAAGCTGATTACCATCAACAGTAATAACACCTTCTAATTCTTTCGGTGGCTCGGTATAGTCTTGCGTTTCTAGAATATACCCTAACTCATAGTCGTACTTATCATCTGTAAAGACTGTATCTTCTACGTCCATTTCGCCTACAAAGTAGAACTCACTGGTTTGACTTTTCTCGTCAATCACAATGCGTTCCATATCTGTATTGTTTGGATCAAAGCCACTCGCAAGGCGATATACTCTTATCTTCGTTACGCCATATTCAGTAGGTGGACGATTGAAACCTGTGATCATCACCTTGCCACCGTCTTGCACGTCAATCAGTTCGCTAGGATAACTAGGTGGACCTTCATCACAACAACTATTCACATAAGTGTAAACGTAACTGCGAGATACACGCTTGTAGTCTATACCATCAATTACGTTCTCTGCATAGCACGACTTGCTACCTAGTTCACCTAGATACTCTACGTTTGGTCCTTCACCAGGACAAGGTACGCCTAATCGAATCCACTCTGGATTACATTCGTCAGAACACGCAGTAACTGGATAATCAAAAAGTCCGCTCACAACTTGGCGGTCACAGGTAGAATGTAAGCGAGTAAAATCAACGCACTTATCAAATTCTTTCCAACAACACCCATCGTGAAAAACGGACTTGGTTGATTGTTTTAATGCGTGGCACAGTTTTGTCTCTCTAAACGGTTTTAACGTACCGTGCCACAAATTAACGTCTAATGCCAGTTCTGCGTACTCACCACCTAACAAGTGCTTATCCAATCTTGGAATTTCACCCTTAAAGTTGCGGTACAACAGATTCATATTACACCCCTAACATTTGCTTTAACTTCTGTTTCAACGTTTCACTCTTTCCAACTTCGTCTAGCATAGCAGTTAGTGTCTGCTCACTCCACTCAATTTTAAGTGGATCTCCAGTAATACCTTTACCTTTGATCGCTCCATCTACCACTAAACTACTTCCTGTTTTAAGTTTCTGTTCATCTACGACAACTTGCGTCTTAACGCCTGTATTGACTACTTGGAACGCATCACTACTAAACTCTAGATTTGTAACGAATGATACGTCTCCGTCTAAATGAACTAAACCTTGTTTATCAATCGAGAACCCATTTCCGTCAAGTTCTTCTTTGTTTATCTCTGCAAGTTTTGCATTAGGACTTTTAACCTCAAACTTATACGGTGATTCTTCCGTGCCTTCGCCTGTAATTGTAACGTTGTCAGACGTACTAAACTTAACACCTGCATATAGACCATCATTCTTCTTAACTAATCTATTACCTGTGGTAGTAGAGAGTTTAACTTCTTGCTTCCACGGCTTATCCGCTGTACCATCTCCAGTCAGCGAAATTGTGTTGGAATTATCCCAATGCGGTTCTACAGTAATAGCATTTCCGTTTATCACAGCTAGGTTCTTTTTTCCTTTACCTAACGAAATACTGCCACCAGTAGACCCAATCTCAACAGGTTTAGTTTCACCATCACAGCACGCTTGTGGGGTGTACTCGGGAATAGGAGCATTACCTACATTAACAATACACCCTTCTTCAAACGTAATACTTGTATATGTGCCGTTTGGGATCTGATATTTTCTTTCCGTAACAGACAAACACTCACCATCATAAATAAGTGATTTGTTACCAACACAAATAGAAAATGGCTTGCACTTTCTAGGTTTAATCGGAATAGGTTTACTACAAGGTTTGCAACCACAATTAGCCATATAATCCACCTGCTTTCATTTTGATCTTACCACGTTTTACACCGAACAAACGGTCAGCACTCGCTTGCACTAATCCTGCTTTATATTGCTTCTCGTGTTGTAGCGATAATTGGAAATCAAACCAACGTGCCTGTTTGATCTGATACAGCATAGAAAGGGCTTTGTCTATGATAGTCTCTCTGTATTTTTCATAGATAATACTATCCACTTCGCAACAATCTTGTTTAGGTGCTACGGACACAATGACCCTAACCTTATCCCCACTTTCGATAGGTGTAGGGCTAATCATAAGATTATTTGGTGGCACGAACCATACGAAGCGTCCGTAGCAATTCTGTCTAGTACAAGGTTCTTCTTTTAACACCTCATACCCACATACTTCTCTTATACTTACTACACGCTCGCAATCGTATATATCAAGTAAGTATTCATTCGCACACGCAATCAACTCAATCTCGGTTGAACGTCTTAGCACCTGTGTTTTTGTGCAAAAGTCAATAATTGCCTTGCGAACATAATCTTCTGCCATTGGTTGCTCAATACCATCAAGCAACATAATCTCGTCAATAAAATACGAAAGCGGTACTGTATCAATTTGTTCCATTTACTACGCCCCTTGTATCTTTGACCCTAGTTGATATTTCGCTATCTCTCTCGCCACATACTGACGAAGCTCTTTTGGCACTCCGTCAAGATTATAGTTAGATTCTTTATCCAATTCGGTTTTGACTTCTAACAATTTCAAGAACAGATTTAAGTGCTGCGTAGCCAAAGAATTAGACGATTGACTTTCCTCGTCTACCATTAACGCTCTGAATAGCACCCAGTGGATACCGAAGGTCACGTCAGCACAACTGTTTGCTTCTACGTCAGCACTTAAATTTGTTAAGTCAAATGACTTAGGTGGCACTTCGCACATATATTTCAAATGCACGTCCACCCCATACGGTACAGCAGGAGACACAAACAATGAACCATCTTTGTCAGTAGCAATGCGATAGCTCGTTAATTTAAAGTCTCTACTGTGTTGGAAAGGAGTGGCACAGTGTCTTGGTCTGTATCCACCCCATTTGAGTTTCTTATCTTGTTTATCACGCTCAACTTCATAGAGAACGTTACCGTTCTCATCACAAACGCCCACGATTGAAAGCACCTTTTCGCAACCTTCAAATACTTGATTTATTCCAGGTTTAAGTTTAGCAACTTTGGCACACTTAAATTTACTAGGGTTCAACGAATACATTACACACATAGCTTCATTCCAGTAACCCATAAGTTGTTCTTTCGACCAACGTTGGAACTGTTTGTTAGGTGAGTGGTCTGTATAGTCGTTCAAGTCTCTAGCTGAACGTACAATCAAATCGTGGATCGTTGTCATTAGTCGTCAAGTCCGTCTAAATCAATATCTAAGCCATCTTCTTGTTGAGCTTCCTCAACAACTTTTTCCGCTTTCTTCGCAGGCGATTTACGTTTAGGTTTTGCTTTAGGTTCTTCTACTGGAGCGTCTTTAGGTTCTTCAACTGAATCGTCCTGCCCTACCGCAACTTGTTTTGCCATAGCGTCTAACTTAGCTTGCATTTCCGCCATTTCTTTAGCGTGTTGCTCACGTTGTTCTTCCAACTGACGTTGTGCTACGTCTAAATTACGTTGGTTAGCTTGGGCGATTTCTTCCGCTTCTTGTCGTTCTGCTTCCGCTTTTTCTTTCGCTTTAACCGCTTCTAATCGTGCAACTTCTTCTGCATCGGCACGCTCACGTGCAATTTCTAATTCACGGTTAAGTTGGATTTGTTTTTGATCGTCTGCATATTCATCTGGATTATCAGGGTTGTACGCTGCAACTAAGTCGCCACGTAATGACAAGTCTGGTGTCCAAAGATAAATTACACCATTTGCGTCACGTAAATACTTCGCTTTTTTCGCAATAGGTGGTGCAACGACCGTAGAATCGTTAGTGGAATATTGTTGTGCCATTTCTGTATCTCCTAGAGATTTATATCGTTCTCTCGCAGACTTTGCGAGCTGTTCAAACTTACCTGCCATAGAAAAAGCGTGGGGTATTAGCCCCACGCCACACCATACATTAAATATGAATTGGTGCTTCGTAATCCCAAACGTGAGCAGTAATTTCTACACGTCCAGTTACTTCACCTAAGCTGATTTCTTTGTTGCTTGGTAAGGCTTCTACTTTTAAGCCAAGAACAACTACTTTACCAGATTCGACGAAGAAGCCACCGTCAGTAGGTTTAATCGCACTACGTTTAAACGCATACTCATTTGCAGTAATACCGTTTAATGCAGTAACGAAATCAACAGACCCTTCTTCCGCACCAGTTTCAGCATTGTAGATACGAGCTTCGTAACCAAACACTAAACCGTCAGTATTAGGACGAGTTGGATAACCACGTTCATATTGTACAGGAATTACTTTGATCGCAGCGTCCATCAACGTGTGGTTTTCTGGAACTACCGCTAAACCAATGAAATCACCAACCGCTACTTTCGCTTTTTTCAATGCAGCACTTTGACCGATTGAAAATAAAGGGTTGAATGAATTACCTAATGTGAAGAAACCGTGTGCGTATTCACCTGCCACACGTTCCGCAGGAGCGTTTAATTCTTCTTGGTATACTTCCTGTTTTGAAAGGCTGTTTAAGTTGTAGCGGTATGCACCACCACGAGTTAGCATTACATTTGCCATTTCACACCACCTTATTCAAATGTCCAGTAACCAACTGCGATTGCGTCACCGTAAATTGCTTTACCGCCCCACAATGCTGCCATTTGGTATTGGAAACCAAAGTATTGCATATCTTCAATGATACGACCTTCGGTGATGTCACCATAGAACGCATACGCTTCTTTCCAGAACGCTAAGATATAATACGCTTGTTTGTTTACTGCGTCGTCATAGCCACCAGGAGTACGCATTGACGTAATGGTACGGAAACCAACTAATTGTCCTGGTTTTTCACCAGTCAATAAGATTGACGGATCTTTACAGCATAAGTAATCAGCAGCTTGTGCATATTTACTGTCGATCAACACCATATCAAACTCTGGTGGAACAATTAAGAACATTTGATTGTCCATCCAACGGTTGTTATGTTGTAACACCATACGCAATTTTTGGATTTCGTTTGGTAAATTTTCTGGAGTAATGCGAACTGGTTTACCTACTACACCTAAATTGATGCTACGTGAACGACCTGCATTAGAACCTTTGTTACGTGGGTCAGCTTCGAGAACCATAGCGGTTAATACGAAAGCGTGCCACATACCAGATAATTCTTGATAACAAGAATCAAGGAATGATGCTTCAAATTTAGACCAATATGTACACATATCACGTTTGAACTTGTTATCAAATTTCAACGCTTTGTACGCTTGGTTACATAATTTCATTTGAATAGACGTTAATGAAACTTGGTCTGCTTTGATAACTTGGTTATCTTCTAAGCGTCTCCAAGGGCCTACGTCTGGTTGTAGTAAAAACTCTACTACTTGGTTACAGTCAAATGCTTGTGATACTACTCTGGTATTAACAATTTCACCGATAATGTCTTTTTCCCAACCACGAGCAATAATTTGGTTATGATACCCTTTTGTAGCGAGGGGAGTATCAA